TCTAGAACAATACCTAACAACCAAGGTAATGCCACCTATCGAGCAAGTAAGAGCAAACCTTACCGAGATGTTCAGTAAGCTTCCAAATGCTAGCGAGCTAAAGGAAAGCGAATGGCACGATACCATTGAGCCTATTCTTTCAGAAATTCCAGCGTTTATGGATAAGACTTTTGGTGAATGGAAGTTTATTGCTGCCGAACTCCCTCTAATGGAATCACTAGATAATCACAATCATATGTTTAAGGGATTTATTGATGGTGTGATTGAAGGTGTTAACAAAAAGGGTGAACCTGTTATTTGGATTATTGATTGGAAAACTTGCTCATTCTTTTGGCCTCTAGCCAAGCGTATTGACCCCAAGAAAACAATGCAACTAGCCTTTTACAAGCATTTCTATGCTAGAAAGCATAAATTGGCACTTAAGGATGTTAAGTGTGGTTTTATTCTCTTGCGTAGAAGCAAGAAGACCGGCAACTGTGAGCTTGTCACTGTAAGTGTTGGTGATAAGGCCGTAGAAAAAGCTATGGGTACAATTGATACTATGTTGGGATATGTTCAAAAGCGTATGTTTCCAAAAAACCGTGAAAGTTGTAAATATTGTCCATATGCAAACACCTCACATTGTCCATAAGGTGATAAAATGACTGATTATAAACTTCTTGTAAAATTTCCAACCAGAGGTAGACCTGATAAGTTTTTCACTGTTTTAGATCGATATTATTATGGGTCTAAACGTAAAAATTTAACTTCATTCCTTATTACCTGCGATAAGGATGATATCAGTATGAATAACGATGCCGTTAGAGAACGGCTTCAGAAAAACTATAGAAACACTTTTGTTGTTTTTGGTGAGTCTAAAAGCAAGATTGAAGCCGTAAACAACGATATGAATCTAGCTCCAGAACACGATATTATCCTTTTAGCTTCTGATGATATGGTACCAGAAGAAAAAGGATATGATGAAGTAATTCGAAATAAAATGCAAGAGCTGTACCCAGACACAGATGGAGTATTGTGGTTTTTTGATGGTTATCGTAGAGACTTTAATACTCTTTGTGTTCTAGGTAAGAAATATTACGATAGATTTGGTTACATCTATCACCCAAGCTATAAAAGCTTTTGGTGTGATAACGAATTTACAGATGTTGCAAATAATCTTGGCAAACAAACCTTTATCGACAAGGTAATCATTAGACATATTCACCCAGATTGGATTCAAAGAGACAATAATGCAGCAGTTATGTATAAAAACGTTCATCCAAATGCTAAAGATATTGGCATAGATCAAACGTTTATCAAAAACTTACCATTTGAGAGATTGGATGCACAAAACTATCGTCAGCGTAAATTAGCAGGTTTTCCAAAATGAAGAAGATTATATCGTTTTGTCTTTGGGGAAATGATCCCAAGTATACAGTAGGTGCTTTACGCAATGCTGAACTTGCGAAAACAGTTTATCCCGGTTGGACTTGTAGATTTTACATTGGTTCATCAACTTCTCCTGTTGTTTCAAAACAACTTTTTAAAAGTGGTAAACATGTTGAAATTGTCAATATGGCAGAAGCAGGAGATTGGCGTGGTATGTTTTGGAGATTTTATCCTGCTGGAGAGCGTGATGTTGATGTGATGCTTTCAAGAGACACTGACAGTCGTCTAAGCAGTAGAGAAAAGGCTGCTGTTGATGCTTGGTTAGCTACTGAGTCTCCTTTTCATATCATGAGAGATCATCCTGCACATCAAACAGAAATTCTTGGTGGTATGTGGGGTGCAAGAGGTGGTTTCCTTGCTGAAATTAAGGAATTGATCGACCAATATCAAAAAGGTGATTTTTGGCAAGTAGATCAAAATTTTCTTCGTGAACACATTTACCCAAAGGTAAAAAATGTTGCTGTTGTTCATGATGAATTTTTTGAACGTAAACCATTTCCTACACAAAGAGTAAATTATGAGTTTGTTGGTGATGTATTTGATGCAAATGATGTTCGTCATCCTGACTATTGGAAGGCACTTGTAAGATGAATAAACCAAATATATTAATGGTTCAAGAACGTGGTCGCCATGCTGCTAATTGGCAATTTCGTGAATCTGAGAATTTTCGCAGAGCGTTTACAAAGTTAGGAGTAAAATCTGAAGTATGGGGATTAGGTCAACCTACCTTTTCAATTCCTTTTGAGGAAATCATAAAAGATTATGATGTTGTATTTGTTATGGAAAATTACGACCAACAAGGATGGCTGCCAGACTTTAGCAAGATA